TATAAAGATGTTCTTGAACCATCTTCATCTAAAGCTCTTTTCATTTCATCTTCATAAGCTAATTTTAACATTTGTGTTTTTTCAGCTGCTTTCATAAAAGATATGTAATAAGCTAACCCTGATACCATACAAGGTAAAAATCTAAATGGTGTATCAGGAGTATTTCCATATGCTCCTGCGTCTTCAATCCTGTTTATCGAGTAATATTTTAAAGTTGTGTAAGTACTTAAATTAGGAGCTTGGTATAAATATATGATAGGTGTAATTTGTCTATCTACATAATATTGAGAAGGTTGTCCTGTAGCATATTTATTAGGAAGAGCTGCATATGCAGATCTATCTATTTTAGTTAAAGATACATCTTGTGTGTTAACATTATTTCCAGCAGCATTTGTGCTTGAAACAAAAGCTTCAAGAACATCACTTACCGAAGCAGGTGTAGTGTAGTTAGGTTGTCCGTTTACAAGAGCAATTTCATTAAGGGCTACTTTCCAAAGGTGTATTCCTCTATTTCCCCATTCAGAAAAAAGTAAATTTAAATTACGTCTTGCTCTCTTTAGATCATATCCTGAGTTAGTAGATAAACCACATCTCTCATATGCTTCATCAATGACTTCATCAATATTTAAATCAAATGCTGTTGTCCCTGAACTTGCCATAATTAAAATACCTTTTTAAACCCTATTCTTATTCTATCTTTGTTAACGCCAATACCTACTTCTGATTTTTTATATATCCTATCATAACTTAACTCTGGATTAAACTTAGCTTTAGAATCTCTTAATACAGTAATTAAATTATCGTCTTTATCGGCTTTAGTTCCTTTTGTTTGAAAAAAATTTACAGAAAACTTACTTTTCCTTGTTGGTACTCCATCAATAACTCCACCTACATCGGCTTTTAGTATTGTTTTTACATTTGTAGGTTTACCACCAACACCTTGTGCTTTACTTCTTTTCCTTGCAACGGCACTCCGCCTCTGAGAGTCTGTCATCCTTGCTGCTTTTGCAGCAGGCACGCACTTTGGATATTTTCGTTTTGAACCACTTGCTGATTTTCTTCCACATGATTTATATCCTCCTCCTTTTTTAGGTGCAGATATATCCACCCATTTTTCTTTAAACCATTCTTTTAGNCCACCTGATTTCATACCAGCAGGAACACAATTAGGAACCATTCGATTTCCTTTTTTCTTCATTCCTTTTTGTTGGTAACCTTCCCAACAAGTTCCTCTTTTAGACATCGATCATTCCTTTGTAATAAGACTCATAAGACTCATTAGAAACTTTCTCTCCACCTACTTCACTTTTAATATATGAACCTATGTACTTACCATCACTAGCTTTTATTGTGCTTAAAGTTTTAGCTTGCGCTGCATGTGTCTTCGATGCTTTTTCTAAACCTTTAACAACTTTATTAATTTTAACTTGATTACCTGTTGCATACTTCATTATTCCACCCTTCATAGCTGGTTTAGGTCCTTTGAAATCTTTTCTTTTTACACCAGATGGATCTTTGATTTTACCTGCACATATTTTTGATGCATAAGCATTTGCATATGCGCTTGGGTATACTTTAAATTTTCTCTTCGCTGCTGATTTACCTCTTGCACATAATTTTGTCATAATACCTTGCCTTTGTTTTTACCTTCTTTTAATCTGTATTTATGTGTACCTGTGCCATTGATATCTACTTCTTGTCTAAGAAATTTAAACATAGTCATCTGTTTAGCATCTTCAAATCTTTCTTGAACATACTTGATAACTCTGTTTTTATTTACTTTTTCTCTATCATCCATAACTTAGCGGCCGCATTAAGAGTGTTATTTCTCTCCTTTTTACGGTTGTACAACTTCTTTGATTGTACCACTTTCGGTTTGAATGCGCTAGACCTTAGACTTTTTGCTATTGGATTTGTAGATTTTACCATGTGTTTTTTCCAATACTTTTTTAAATTTGCTTTTTTCAGCTTTGCCCCAACCTCTACCTAAGCCAGGTTCTAGTTGTTTTTTTATTTGTCCTCTAGTTATTGCCATATTATTCTAACCAAGGTTTATAATTAACTTTACCCTCTTCTCTAAATGCTCTCAATGACTGATTTCTATTATGATCCGTAGAATAACTACAGTGAATCCATCCTGATGTTGGTTCGTTATCCTTGTAAAATTCTAATATGAGCTGGTCATATTCTAGCTCTGATTTGATCCAGTGAGCTAATTCTTTATTGTCTACACCAGGTATCTCAAAATCTGCCGCAGCAGCTTTGTCGTCTGCCACATGTTGGCTGTTAACTGAACTTCCAATCTCTACACACAACTGAGCACATCGGAATCCTGATGATATAATTAATGGTTTGTCAAAATGTGATCTTACGGGTTGTAATATATTTACTGCCAATGCTTTTAAATTTTCTATCTGTGTTGGATTAGGATTGTTCGGTATTCCCTTCCTCTCACTAATCTGAGATTTGGTAAGCTCGTCTAAAGTTATGTTAGCTGTTAATTTCATTTTTTCTCCTCTATTTCATAAAAAAAATTATCTGTATCTTCTGTTTTCCATTTTCTGGAATCTTCTACATTCCACTCATTAGTTTGTACCTTCCAGTCTGGTATTTCATCTTTAACTGTAAATGATGGAATGTCCCAAATCAACCTGTTNTTAGGTTGTGCTGCATAGTTACCATCATCTAAAGCTAATACATGTGCACATTTATGCTCTTGTGGTATTTCTGAATGATCCGTATCTAGTATATTAGATTCAGGATGAGCAAAATCTACGGTAAAAAGATAAGCGCCTGGATACCACTTTTTATCTTTACCAATGTATTTACCTGCTTGACCATCTAAAATGTCCCAAGAAGTAACAGCAGGATAGTAACTAAAACAGTTCCATAAAACCAACTCATCAAGCCTACGTTTAGGAACATCACTCGGTTTAAAGCCTCTTTGAATGAATGCAGATATCGGTAGACGATAGTAGACAGCTCCATTTTCCATAATACAATGAAAAAGTATGGAACGCCCAGTAATAGCCGATAAACCAAATATAGCGCAGTCTTCAACTTCTCCATGATGTTTTTTAAGATCATATAAGTACTCCCTTCTAATCTGTGCGTATTGCACTGGTATGTTTGCGTTTAAATAGCTCATGGTCTAAGTGTATACATTATTAAAAATATTACTACAACCATGGCTACTATAGTGTTGATAGGTAAAAAAAATTCCATTATTCAGATACTCCCATTACCCACAATACAATAAGTACGTAACAAATGATTTCCATTATTCTAATATTAAAGCTTTTATAGAGTAAGATCCATCTATATTTTTCTCTAATTCTGCTTTAGATTTAATACATTTATATTCTATATTTTTTTTTGGAATTCTTGTTGCCTCACGTTTATGTTTCAAACATATTGACATAGAAGATTTCCCTGTTTTTGGATCAATTTGTATTCTATGTTCCTTGATGTCAGGTCCTACAAACATTAAAAGGGCTACGATATGCTCGATCATTAGTGTGCTCCGTTCCCGTTTGCTCTAACTTTATCTTTTAAATCTTCAACATCAGATAATGCTTTTTCTAATTGTTGTTTTAAAAATTCTATATTAACTTTGTTAGTCATATTCATTTCTTGCGTTTGCTCCATTTTTTCAACGGTCTTGTAAAGATCCTCAATTAAAAAATGTTGTTCTTGATCGGTTGGGACTTGTTCGGATTTTTTTAGCAAATCATTTTCAAACAGCTCACGTGAAGTCTCTAACGATACTAATCTTGAAGTCAGCTCTGTATATGCGAATACTCCCATCGCNACAAGCACGATCAAACTAGCAACCGTCTTCATCGGCATCTGCACAGCAGCCGATTCAGATATATCTAAAGGTTTTTTACTCATTGTGGCATTGCCTGTTCCATTATTACAACATCTGGATTATCTTTTAGATATTGTATCTTTAAATTATCCCAATGTCTTCCATCTGGTTGTTTATTTTCTACTATTCCTACAACCCCTAGTTTATTACACATATTAAATAATTCTACAAATTCTACAGGTGGAGGACTAATTCTTGGTATTCTTTTGCACTCTTTTATAAGTTCAAGTTGGGTTTTTAATTTACTTTTCTTTCTTTGCTCTGCAATGTAGTCCTCATCACATACAGCACCTAAAGGCATTCTAAATCTAAAACCTACTATTTGGTCCTGATATTCATCAGATGTTCCTGTTTTAAATTCTCTTTGTCTAACTTCAGTATAAGGTTCGAAGCTACCTCTTTCACAGGCATAACTACCGTCGTTTAGATATTCATTCTTTGCTTGTACGCAGGTTGCTACGAAAACAAAAAATATGATCCATAATAAATTATCTCGTAAGGTCTTTAAGGTCATAGGTGTGATCTCTTACTGTGTCTGCTAGTTGTCTATATAAATTTTCAGCCATAGTCCACGTTGCTTCAGCTGATGATAGTCTTGTGTTTTGATCTGCAATATTTTTCTGTGCTTGTTTTAAATCTCTTGTAAGATATATAATTTCTTGTT